CGGCCCTCCTTTGATGGCTAATCTCACACCATCTTTCCAGCGATATATATCGCTGAAAATCCTAGGTCGATGAGACCCACCCGCACTTGATGTCGTAGGTGCGGGGCCTACCGGCACGCTCGAGGTGTCCCTCTTCGGATGGGTGTGATCCCCTCTTCAGAAAGAACTTCTGCAGAGCCCCCAGACCGCTAAGTCTAGACTTTGGCAATCTAGGCACGATTCTCCAGCCCCTTACTAAGGGCTTAAAGAGTCGTGGGCACTCTCGCTCAGTGTCATAACCGAGAAAGGAGTACCGACCCAGACAAGGAGACGTAGGGAGCACAGCGGGAAACTTAATAAGTCTTCCGATAAGCTCGTCTAGGTGTTTGGCAGTCTCCCACAGTCCCGCCAGGAAGAAGTTGTTCCTGAGGGCGACGGTGGACACCAGCTCCTTAACGTGCCTTCGTGACGTCGGGAACAACTCGCGAACGCGGACTATCGAAACATCCTCGCCCGCAAAGTATTCCTTCCCGCAAGACTCTCTGAAATTACCCGTCCAGAAAGACTTCCGGCGATTCACTTTGAACCCGTAGGTTTCGAGTGACTCGATCACGAAGCTGGTCATCGTGTTGGGAACAATGATATCATCCCCATACACACGCACGCTGTCAGCATAATCATCGAGATCACGCCGACGTAACGGACGGTTAAGCGCCTTTTCAATCCCGGCAAAGACGCAGGTAAGAAAAACCAGCGTCTCGATCGGGAAGCAAGTCGCTGAACCCATAGACGCGAACTTGGCAAGGCGTATAGTCTTGCCGCGTACATCAGCCTTCCTTGAGCGCGTAACATCCAGAGCTCGTGAGAGCCAGGGGTGTCGCGCAGTAAGCTCACGTACAAGCTGATTCGAGACCCGGTCTGATGCCTCGGAGAGATCCAAGGTAGCAAGCTCGCCGTTAAGCGAGCCGCCGGCGGCCATCCTCTGATTAGGAGTCTGGTCCCCGAGAGACACGAATTTGGACAAGATGGGATCCTTGTCCAACCCGACACGTATAGCTTCGAGCAAGCCTTGCTGCATATATTGCATTGCAGTGGGCTCAATCGCAATGACACGTGGGGTCTTGAGCGTTTTAGGAACGAGAACCACCTTAACAGGTCGCTCTCTTCCAGGTTCGAGGATGTCAACACGGTCTAGTTCCCCCCAGTGTTTGACGGAGGGGAAGAGATGGTCCAGAGCTGGAAATAAAGTCTCCAGTCGGCTGGTCCATTCGACCTGGTCATACTTTCGATTGGCCAACAGGCCGTCGGCTGTGATTCCGGGTCCGTGCCGTGGAACGATTCTGCCAGTGAAGACCATAAGGTCAACACTAGAAAACAGAGAGCTACACAGGAGCCGACCAATCCGCCCAAAGCGGCTAAGATCGGAGCCCAAGAGCCTTTGAT